GACAAGGACCCGGTGTTCGTGAAGCAGGTTCGCGCCGTTAGCCGCAAGCTGGCTGGCGAGTAGCAAATCGGGCGGCGGTGCGTGACCACTGGGGGCTAGTGGTTTCCATTTGCCTTGCATCGCCAGCAACTGCACCCCTGCGGCCCGATCCACCTCTCACCGCCTTCTCCCAGCGGTGATCGAGGCCCCGGCCGGGAGTGCCACGCCGTCCTCGTGTGCATATTCCGGCCGGGTTGCCCGGCCTTAGTGTCGGGCCACGATTTTCGACGGCCCGAGCGCCGACCAGCTTTCAGCCCTCCAGAGGACCAACTGATCGCCCGTCGCTGGACCAACCGCGATGGTCGCTCACCGCAACCTCAGTGATGGAGCAAGCAGATGGCCGCGAATACCATCAGCACTTCCTTTATCACGGAGTTCGAGCAGGGCGTGCATCTCGCCTACCAGCGCCTGGGCTCGTATCTCCGTGGTCGCCTCCGCTACCGCAGCGGCGTCAAGAACAAGACCACCTTCCAGAAGATGGGCAAGGGTTCGGCCACCACGAAGGCTCGTGGCGGCGACATCCCGCCGATGAACATCGACCACACGACCGTTGACGTCACCGTGGTCGACTACTTCGCGGCGGAGTGGATCGACGACCTCGACCTCCTGCGCATCAACCACGACGAGATGATGGCCGCCCAGGAGTCGGGCGCCCGTGCTCTCGGCCGCAAGACCGACGAACTCATCGTCACGCAGGCCTACACGGCCACGACCGGTGAGGACGAGACCACCAACGGCGCCACGCTGGCGTGGGCGATGGAGCTCGTGAAGAACTTCGGCACGGCCGACGTCCCGGAAGGTCCGCAGGACCGCACCGTGGTTGTCGACTACGGGAACTGGGCTCGCCTCATGCAGCTCGACGCCTTCAACCGCGCCGAGTACGTGGGCAACACCGAAGTCCTGACCCAGGGCGCCGTGGCCAAGAACTGGCTCGGCTTCTACTGGATGCCGTTCTCGGGCCTGACGGCTTCGGGTGGCAACACCAAGGGCTTTGCGTTCCACCGCTCCGCGCTGGGACTGGCCGTAGGAGCCGAGGTTTCGACCTCGATCCAGTACTACAACACGAAGGACAGCCACTTCGTGCAGAACAAGATGCAGATGCAGGCCGTCCTGATCGACGACGCCGGCATCTGGACCTGCAACCTCAAGAGCTAAGGAGGAAAGCATGGCTTTCGCTGCTTCTGGCCTCGCGTTCCTCGCAGGCGCAAACAATGCAGGGCCGCGGCTGTGGTCCTACAAGTCGGCGGACGCCAAGGCGACCGTCGATACCTCGGGCTACTTCAACGACATGTCGGCGCAGTTGAACGTTGGCGACTTCATCTTCGCCTACGTCTCGGACGGCTACGGTGTGTTCGTCGTCGTCTCGAACTCCAGCGGCGTCGTTGATGTCGGCGACCTGGTGGCGTTCCAGAGCGCCGACACCGACTAACGGGGGTCTGCTTCCGGCAGATCAACTGAGAGGGGCGGGGTCCCAAGCCCCGTCCCTCTTTTTTTAACGAGGAACCCATGCCCGGCCACGCAACGTCCGACCTAGAGATCGCCCAGCGGGCGTGTGTGCTTGTCGGCACCAACCGCATCGAGGATTTCAGCGAGACGAGCAGCACCGAAGCCCTCGTTATGAGCCTTCTCTACGAGGACGTTGTTCGTGACTGCCTGACGGCGACGCGCTGGAACTTCGCGACCAAGAAGAAGGTCCTGACCTCGCGCAATGCCGATGCGCCCCTGACCGGGTTCGACGCGGCCTACACCTACCTTGGCGGCGATGACGGCATCCTGCAGGTCAACACCGTCGAGGTGAACGGCAGCGTCGTCGACTACGACATCAACGAGAACGAGATCCATCTCGACTGCAACGCTACCGACGAGGTGGTGCTGACCTACACCAAGAGGGTCGAGGCGACGTACTGGCCGCCGTTCTTCACCCTCTACGTCATCCTGCGACTGTGCGCCGTGATCGCCACCTCGATCGTGCGCAACGAGGGCATGGCGGCCGGGTTCGAGCGACAGGCAGCCATGCAGCTTGCCCGTGCCCGCAGCCAGGATAGCCAGCAGGTCACGAGCCGCGGCATCCGCCTTACCCGCATCATGGCGCGCCGGCGCGTGGGTGGGGGCGGCTGATGAACGTCCGCAAGGTCCAGACGAACTTCACGGGCGGCGAGATCGGGGAGCTGCTTGAGGGCCGTTCCAACATGCAGGTCTACGAGGACGGCATGGCGGAGATCCGCAATTTTCGGATCATGCCGCAGGGCGGCATTCGTCGCCGGCCGGGGTTCAAGTATTGCGCGACGCTGACCGATCGGCCGCACCAGCTCGAGGACTACGTGTTCAATAGCACGCAGAAGTACCTGCTGTGCTTCTACAACACGGGCGTCACGATCCATGACGGGACGACCGGGGCGCTTCTCACGACGCTGACTGGCTCGCCATGGACGACTGCTCAGATCGGAGAGCTCTCCGTCCACACAATGGGCGACTACATCATCGTGGCCCATGAAGACGTCCAGACGTGGCAAATCAAGCGCACGGGGGCCTCGACTTTCACGCAGGAGGCCTTTGCCTACGAGAAGCAGATCTTTGGGTCGAGCGCCCCGATCTACCAACCTTACTACAAGTACGTTCGCCCCGAGGTGACGATGCGCGTCACTTTCCTTGCGTATTCTGGCGGCGGCGCCTGGGTTCCGGGGATCGGCTGGGAGCCCGGTTCGACGGCAACGATCATCTGCAGCGAGTCGTTCTTCACGGCTTCTTACGTTGGCCTTTACCTGAAAATCGGCACTGGGCAGTTTGAGATCACCAGCTATACCAGTGCGACGCAGGTGTCTGCCGTCCTGCGCTCCAATGATTTTCGCCTTCCCTTGGGTGCGCAGCCCTTGCGCAGCCGCGACGGAACCAACGTCATCCGTGTGTTTCTTCCGGGTCATGGCCTTGGCGTTGGCTCCAAGATCTACATCATGGGCGCCGAGCCGTTTCGCAACCTTCTGAGCACCGACATCAACGGCGACAGGGCCATCACGGGTGTTGCCTCGCCGGACATGGTTGATTTTCAGGGCGTCACGTTGGCGGACCGCAGTGCCTATGGCGGCGGATTGTCCGTGTATTTCTGGTGCGACGACATCACGACCGCCGATTGGTCTGAGCCCCTTTATTCGTCCGTTCGCGGATGGCCTGCCTGCGTCACCGGCCACCAGAACCGTCTTGTCCTTGCCGGCGGGAAGTCGTCGGTCAATCGCATCAACATGAGCAAGACCGACGCGGCATGGAACTTCGACGTAGGCACCGGCCTTGACGACGAAAGCATCCAGACCGCGATTTCCTACGACCGTGTGCCGATCATCCGGCACATGATCTCCGACAAGCATTTGCAGATCTTCACGACCGAAGGTGAGTTCTACGCGCCGTTTGGCATCGGCAACAAGCCGCTGACGCCAAGCACGATTTCCATCATCAACCAGAGCAAGTACGGGACGCGGATTGGTTTGCCGCCGGTCTCCTTTGATGGCTCCACTCTGTTCATCACCAAGACGCGGAAGTCCCTGCGCGAGCTCGTGTTTGGCAACAACGACGTTGGCTACTCCGCACCCAACATATCGTTCCAGGCCGCCCACCTGATGGTCACGCCATCGCGCCTCGATGCGCTGATGGAGGACGACGAGCAGCAGGAGGCAGTGGCCTACATCGTCAACTCTGACGGTACGGTCGCCACGTTCTCCTTCGTCCGCAAGGAGCAGGTTGCGGCATGGTCGCTTTGGAACACGAACGGCACGATCCGAAATATCTGCGTTGTCGACCGGCTGGTCTTTGCCGTGGTGGCCCGCACGATCAATGGCAGCACCGTGGTCTGCCTTGAGCAGCTTGACCACGACTCCATGCTTGATTGTTCCCTGACCGTTGCGCCGGGTAGCCCGACGACGACCTTCACCGGGTTCACCCACCTTGCCAACCAGTCGGTGGATGTTGTGGTGGATGGCACCGGCTACCTCGGCACCAAGACCGTGAATGCCTCCGGCCACATCACCATCGACAGCGCCGCCGACCAGATCGAAGCAGGCTTCGGGTTCACGCCGAGCGCCAAGACCCTGCCGCCCGAGGTGGCCCTTCCGGATGGCCCGACCATGGGTCAGCCACGGCGCATCGTGAAGGTGACGTTCCAGCTTCACGACAGCGTGAGCGTCAAGCTGGTGAACCACATCTTCGTCCTGACCGTGGCCGAGGAGGACCTGACGACGGCTCCCGAGCTCAAGACCCGGAAGGTCGAGATGTGGAAGCTGGGCTGGGACAACAAGGGACAGGTTGAGTTTACGGCGCCACATCCAGTGCCGTTCACGCTCCTTTCCCTTGGCGTCGAGATCGAGTTTTAGGAGGACACATGAGCTGGCAAATGGCTCTTACTGCGGCCGGCACGGCGGCTTCTGTCGCGGGAACCGTGGCGGGCATGGCCGGCGCCCGGGGCCGTGCCGCCATGAATAGCGACAGCTTCACGGCGCAGGGCAACGCAGCCCGTCGTACGGCGGCGCAGATGCGCGACCAGGCCACCGAGGTTGAGACTCAGGCGGCCATCGAGGAACAGCAGCGCCTGCAGGCCTACGA